GCAGTTGTCGGGGACGGGGTTGTCGGGGTCGACCATCGGGGCGGGGAACGAGTCAAGGGGGTTACGCAACTGCCATTCGGGGACCCGCTTGTCGAAGTTCGGTTTGATGAACACGGGCGAGTTGCTGTATGCGAGAAGGTGCCGTGCGCGGCGACGCATCTTCATGTTCATCCGGTTTTCGTCCCAGATGGCGAGCATGGCTCTCTTGCGGTCGCGGGCAAGTTTCATGCTGCGGTCTTGGCCTTCGCGGAGCGCGGGGAAGTACGGGACGGGCATGGTGGATGCGACACGCATGCTCATCTGGTCGAGGCCCTGAACAAGCAGGTTGGCGACGGATGACTTGGTGTTGCGGTCCAGTTCGGACAGCGGGACGATTACGTCTCCGTTGGCGAGTTGACGTACTTCGCGCATCTGGCGCATGAGGGGTCCGAGTGAGTCGAGACGCTCTTTGTACAGTTCAACTATTTCCTCAACGGTTTTCATGCGTCACCTTTGTTGTCGGCCAGACACAGGAAACGATAACACATCAGGCGCGTAGCCATGAGGGTCGCCACTGTCGGGGTGGTGCTTTTGTTTGGGTGAGGTTCGGAAGGTTGAGGACACCCATCCAGAGTGCCATCACGATGTCGGTCCCGTTTTTCTTGTCGCGGGTCCATTTGGTGAGTTCGTCGAGGGCGGCGAGGGTTTTCCAGTTGCCGCGCATCGACGGGAACCGCATTGCCCCGGACCTGATGAGGGGCGGCAGGAGTGCTTCGACACCGAGGTTTTCGTCGACTTTGTTTCGGGTGGTGGTGTGGGGGACGATGTTGACCCGGTTGATTGCCTGCCAGCGGCGAACAAAATCGTGGGCGAGGAGGAATCTTTGGGCGGCGTTGATTTCGACAACCCAATGGGAGATGGGGTAGCCCATGTCTCGGGAGCGTTCTTGCCATTCGTCCATCAGGCCGGAGTATTCGCTGGTGGAGGTGTTGTATCCGAGGACTTCTTCGGCGGTGAGTTTGATTCTTTCCAGGTCGACGATGTGGTAGATACCGAGGTCTGGTTGGTAGATGAACCAGATGAACGCCCAAAACATTGTGGGGGACGGGTCGACGGCAACGACAGATATCCACGGGTGGGCTAGCCCTTCGGGGATGTAGGTGGGTTGCCGGTCGTTGTCGATGCAGCCTGGGTAGTCCACGCCGTCTAAGCCTTTGCCGCCTGTCATCCAGGTGCGGTCGATGAGGCGTGAGTCTAGGTCTAGGTCTTCTTGCTGGTAGACGACGTTGAACACATCGGGTTTGTTGTATCGGATGAACGAGAGGTCTTTCCAGGGGAGGCGTTTCGGGTCGAGGAGGGGGCCGTCTGGGTATGGGGCGGCTTTGAATGAGCGTGATTCTTTGCCGGTGTCCAACTCTTCGTAATACGCTTTGTAGATGATGTGGCGATACTTCTTCTGCCGGACCGGCTGCCCTTCCTGGACATCCTCAGGGGATTTCACATCCGAACCGTCATAGTTGATGTCATCATCGATGTCATACGTTTCTTTGGCTAGGCAGTGTGCGTACAGGTCACCCGAACCGAGACGCTGCCCGACAACAGCGAGGAGGCCGCCAGGGTCGCAGCGGGCCTCAGCCACGTTGTCCCATCGTTCCAACAGTTTGTCTCGGGCGACGGATTCGCGGGCGTTGTCGACGGATGCCACATCGTCGAACAGGCACAGGTCGGCGCGGTGACCGATGAACTCTGCTTCGATACCGTAGGCCCGGACGGTGGGTTCTTTGTTGTCAAGACCGTTCCCGTCCAACTGTTCGACGACGAACTCGTCGGCTCTCCACAGCGCACCTTTGTCGGTTGGTTTGAATCTTCCGTAGTCAATCTGGAGGCATCCTTCCGCGTTGAGTGCTAATCCTTTGGCGACCATGTTGGGGTCTGGCTCGATGGGCTGAACCCTCTCAAGTGTTTCACGGATACGGCGGGAGTACAACTTCGCCATATTCTGCGACACCGACCCAATCATCACACGCACCCGACGATTCCGAACAATCGCCCACACCGCAACATCATGAAACAGGGTCGACTTACCCGCACCCGGAGGCACGTTCAACACCACGAACTCTTTCTCCTCCGACTCCAACAACTCAATCAAAGTGTTCGCAGCCTCAACCTGCCACGGAGACGGCACCCTCCCCAAATAATGCCTACGGAAAAAATCGAAATCCTCCAACCCGCGCCGAGCCTCATCACACAACCGTTCAACAGGAACAGCAGACGGCAAATCCACCGCATCCATCAACCGCTGATAATCCAACGTCTGACGACCACCCGACCCAGGAGCAGTAGCCATCTTATGCTCAGACTCCCGCCGAGAAGCCTCCAACAAACGAGCCTTCTTCAACCAATTCGAACCCGTATTAATATGCACACCAGCCAAAGCCGACGCATCCTTAATCGACCTACCAGCAGCAATCAACGCAAAAAACTTTGCTTTATCCGCCGGGTCCACTTTACGTTTCGTACCCATCGCTAGTTGCACACCCTACAACATCTGCTACACTCACCACCGCAACCAACAAAGACCGTCTCGCCGGGAGGCAGACACGGCAAGCAAGGCTGTACACCAGTTGCACGGTGCGGGGCATTTCACACTAGGAAACTAGGGTAGATGTTCCCTGCACTCAACCAGTACCCAAGACCGACCCTGGCCCTAGCGCGTAAGAGGAACAAGCAGCGTTCGAGTCAACGACCAAAGACTCACAGTCATCAAGGTGTCGGCTAAAAGCAACTAGCAACGGCCACCTCAAAGCATTCAGGCTTTGGAAGCGTGGGGGAAGCGAAGCAAACCCTGCCACCAGCCAAGTCCCCCTCCCGCGCCCTACGGGCTTGGGCTACCGCCCCTCACTACGTTCGGGTTGGTCACAGGCCGCACCGGCCACTTCACAGCACACCACTCAACGCCACACACCGCAAAAGAGTGAAAACCTACGTTACAGTTATAATAGGCATATAGGGGCGGGTGCCTCGGCATACCCCCGGTTGGTGAACAGTCGGTGACTGTCCAAGCGAACACATGTTCGTACGAACAAGCGTTCCCATTGGCGTTCCGGACATAACGAACATTCTGGGCGGTGGGGTACTTGCGTTCGCAACTATCCCCGGCCCCTACCGTGCGGTAGTTGTAGTGTGCAAATTGTTTGGACAGTCCGGGACTGTTCGGTACGCCTTGCCGTGGGGAGTCGTTGGCTGTTGGGGACAGTTGGTGGCTGTTGGGTGCTTGCTGTTGTTTGCGGTGTGGTTGCTGGTGTGGTGTGACAAAGGTCACAGAGAATTGACTTGACAAGGCGGGGCAACCGTGATACAGTATGGATAGTCAAGGGGAGCCGATAGGCGAGCCGAGACAAGGTGACAAAGGTCACAGAGAATTGACTTGACAAAGTGTGCAACACTTGGTAGAGTGGTTCTCAACAGATACGGCAATGTTTCACATGAAACATTCCAACAGAAAGGGAAAGAATGACACGCAAGGATTACGAGGCCATCGCGGCGGCTCTCCGGGAATACCGGGAAGACCTCCGCCGGGAGCATGCCAGCACCATGCTCGGCCGCCACAAATTGGACACCGTGGAAGATGTGACGGAAATTCTCGCGGAAATTTTCGCGGCGGATAACCCGCGATTTCTCCGGGACAGGTTCACGCAGGCCGCTCGCTAGGCGGTCACGGGCGGGGCAAGGCCCGCGCGAGGCTCATCACCTCGCCGCCCACTACCGCGCGAGCGGTAACAACAGAAAGGGAAAAAATGACGGAAACGACAACCGTGTCGGCGCACCTGCACCTGCACGAAAACGAGAACGGAGATGTGGTGGACGCTACGGTCTTCTGTTCGGGCTGGTGCCACCAGGACTGGTGCGCCACGAACGGGGCCACCTACGGCGGGTGGAACGGGTGCCACGAGGTGGACGGCCCCCAGTGGTGCGCGAACTGTCAGGAGCGGATGTGAACCGAACACTTGTTCGCCTCTACGACGAGGAGGGCCAGTCCGTCCGCGCCGTGACATTCACGGACGGCGCACGGGCAGAGGAATGGGGCGCGGACATGCTAGGCGCAGAAACATCATTCGGCCTCACCGTGGCCCTTGCCCGGTTCTATGCGGAAGGCGAGAACGGCGGGTGGATTCTGCACGGGGAAATGGAATACTGACCCCACAACGGGCCGAACAGTCGCGGACTGTCGCGGGGAGCGAGACCCTACGGCCCACGGTGACGAAAGTCACACTAGATACCCTTGACATACCGTAGCACGGTTACTAGGGTGACACCTACAACACAACGCCTAGAAGGGGGCAACCAATGCAGACAACCGAACGAGGCAGGCAACTCCTGCACGACCTGTACAGGGCAGGCCACGAGGGGACTTGGCAACAGTCCCACAACACGGCCTACACCCTGTCGCTCATCTCCCGCCACGCCAAGACCTACCGGCGGCTCGCAGAAATCCAATGCGGGGACGGCATCCACTCAGGCGAGTGGGTCAACGCTCACGCCGAGTGGCTGGAAAAGCGGGAGGCGCAGGTAGAGCGCAGGCTCCGGGCATTGGGTGATGTCCTCCCCGATGGGGTCACGCTGGAATTGCAGGGCGACCCGCGAGGCTACTTGGTGCGCCTCATCGTCACCGATGCGAACGGCATCCCGCGCACCGTGGGGGTGGACTGATGGACGGCGACTACATCGTGACCCGAGACGGGGAACAGGTGACCGCACCGTTCTCCACGGACTACGAGGCATGGGCGTACCTGCACCGAGCGCAGAGCCAGTCTGTGCCGTGGGCCGTGCGGTACAGCGGGTGGGACATCATCTACCCCGATGGCACCTGCCTCTCCGGGAAGCAGAAGGACGGGGGCCAGGCATGAGCGCAGAATGTCATGTCTGCGGGGATACCGCCGATGCCCTGTACCGTCACGGCGAGACTGGCGGCGTGACCGTTGAGCCTTTCCTAGTGTGCGGTGAGTGTGGTGGCGGCCCCGTATGTGGGGACTGCACGGACAGTCTGTCGGAATGGGCAGAATGGGCGGCGGCGGTGGACGATTTGCCCGACCCGGCGGACCGGGTGCCATGCGTTCAGTGTGGGAACGGGGGCTAGGCATGACCAATAGGGCTAGACAGTTTCAGACTGCAACGGGAGCAAGACCCGACTAGCCTACGATGTGACGCAGGTCACAGAAGATACCCTTGACAACTGTTCCACAGTTCCGTAGGGTGACAGACAACAACAACACGCCTAGAAGGGGGCAACAATGCAAACCAAAGACATCCTGGACGAATGGTCCAAGAACAAAGAGCGACTGTTCATGTACCAACGGTACGACAGCGACACGCCACGACCCTGCGAGGTGGTCGGGTTCATCACCGAACCTGCCGTGACCACAGGCAACCGCTGGGACAGGAAACCCGCCCGGAAGTGGGTAGAGGTGCGAATGTTCCACCCGCTGAACTGGTCCCCGCCGACACAGGACGAGAACGGGGAATGGGTCAAGCCGGAAGGAACCATCACGCGAGTGCCTGCCCGTACCCTGACGGCATCGTGCCACGAGACATGGGCGGACTCCGCACGGTCATGGGACAAGAACCGCACGGCAAGAGCCGAACGGGACGCACAGCGCGAACGGTTCCGTGCCGAACTGACAGACATCTCCGATGCCCTGCACCTGAACCTGCGCCCTAGCACCAACCCGCACGGCGAGGTCGGCGTGACTGGCAACCTTGACGACCTGTTCCGGCTGGTCGCCACCCTGCGGGACGCACAGCGGTTCTACGAGACGCTGGCACAGGACGAGGCGGTGTGACATGACAGCATGGGAACTGTTCTTCCTCCTGTGGGGGTGGGGCATGGGTTGGGCCTCAGTCGGTGCCGTGAGTCGGGTCCGGGCCGAGTGGCGGGAGCGTCACAGGTGGGAGCCGGAACAGTCACGGACTGTTCACACGAAATCTCATTGGGTGTGACGGATGTCACATGGATGGGTACTTGACAAACCAAACGAACTGTGATACACTTGTAATCAGTCGGGAACAACCCGACACAACAGAAAGGGAAACAAAAATGTGGGCAGTCAAACGAGAGGGCATCGTGTGTAAGTGGTGCTTCTCAGAAGATGAGGCAACCGAATACGCAAAGCGTCACGGCGGAACGGTGGAGTTCATCAGCCAACCCGAGTGAACCGAAACAGGGTGACCAGCAGGCCGGGATGTGCGAGCCATCCCCACCCACCATGCGAAGCACAACGCTAAGCAGTAGCAACCTCCGAAGGGGAGAAAAAAACATGGGATACTACGCCCACCTACTCAAAGGTGACCCGTTCACCATTGACAACCCAACCGCCGTGTTGAACTCACTCAAAGAAACCGAAGGGCAACACGGACACTCATGGTGTCAGCCTGTCGCTCACTACCGGGAGACAACGGCGAACGACCACGAAGCGTTGGTTGCCATGCTGGAAGACTACGGGTTTCGTGTGGTCACCCCCAACCCCGACACCATCCGTGTCGCAGGCTTTGACGACAGCAAACTGGGCGGGTCATGGGAACATTTCTGGCAGGCGTTTGCCTGTGGCACGAGCGACACGGTGACATGGATAATGTACGGCGAAGACGGCGAACATTTCGGAGAGGTCATTACCTCTGACGGCTACCGGGGTGCTGTTGTCACCGTGGAATACAAAGTGGAGGTGTAAGACATGAAGCCGAACACGCACTACCGATTCTTTGAGGTCACCCTCACCATCGCCATCCCGGACTACCATGAGGACAGCGGGTTCCTAGATGTTAGAGCCTTTGTTGATGTTCACAACGAGGCCGAGATGCTGTACTACACCGACAGGGAACTGACCCTCAACTACAAGGAGGAAACCAAGTGACAACCTACCGAGTGAGCATTTGGGCCTCGTACGAGGTGCAAGCAGACAGCGAACAGGAAGCCGAGGACATGGTGCATGACTTGGTTCAGGCTGGTGAAATCAGCATGAAAGAGTACGAGTTCACCGCCGAGGAATCCGACAACGCAGAGCCGGAGAACTACTGATGAGCCGATACCTTGTCACCGCTACCGTGACCTACGAACTGGAAGACATCAACAACCCCGCCGAAGCGTTGGATGTGTTCGTCACCGCAGTCACAGCCGACCCATCAATGGATGGGGTCCAACTGTCCGGGGTGCGAGATGCTTTCGCCACTCTCATCAACGATGACGGCACACTTCCGCACGACCCGACCATTTCAGAATGGGAAGAAATCAACCCGTTCACCCGGATGGGAGAGGAGCAGGCATGAGCCGCTACTCACCGAACCACCCCGCAGTCATGTCATGGACCGGCCCACTCAAACCGCAACCCATGACCATCAGACGGAAAACCACAGTAGCCCTCCTGCTCATCACAGCAGTAGCCACCATCAACCTGTGGTTCGTGTCCATCCCCGCCACCATCACAGCATGGCTCGCCATCTGGGAACACAAAGCCAGACCGTGATACAAGCAAGCCGCAACATCATCAAAGCGGTCCGGCACCAGCACCACCGTTGGCGCACCAAGACCCACCCGTACCGATACCTCATCACCTACGAGGTCGGAGGACAACCCATCAAATACTTGGCATGGGACTACAACCATGTGTGGCGATGGACGCGCTCACCCGCGCGGGCCACACGGTTCACCAGCGAAACAGTCGCCCGCCTCTCAGCACAGTCCACCTCAATGCCGGACCAGCACCGCTACACCATCCGGCGCATCCCCCGATAGATTTGCTATCATCAGGACCGCCCCCGCTAGTTGGTTTCCCCTTCCCTCCTAGCGGGGGTTCCTGCTGTCCCGGAACCTGATAGGGGTCGGCGTATGAGAGTACGCTTCCCGTTCCTTTGGTGTCATGCCAGCCCAAAACCCGTGACGGCCCCGTGAGATTTCCTCAAACGGCAACACGAACGCGAGACACTCATCAACCACCGTGCAAGTCTTGCAAAACTCTTTTGCTTTGCGCCAGTAGAAAGTACGGTTGTCCCCCTTCGGTATCTCAGGGAAGAACACCTCTGTTGCCACACCCTTGCAGGCTGCCCGGTCCCACCATGCGCTCACCGCAGACCCTTCCTTTTGCGCCACAGAGCCTCCACCTTCCTATTGTGTTCCAACCTGATTACATGACAGGCACACGGGCAACTCTTGTCCACCTCTGTACCCCAAATAGTGAGCGCACGTTCGACCGTCCCGCAATGAGTGCAGTCAGGATGGGCGCGGCTGAACTCAAACGAGTCCGGCATTGGACGCTCGCCATTGGGACGGCGAATGGTTCTGTTCCACCGCTGTCTTCATGTCGTTGTCCTCGTACAGCCGGAC